CCACTTTAGCGCCCTTTTTATAAGCATTTTGTAGAGCTTGGACTTTAATAGTACCTGCGCCCACCTCTGTGATCATTACGTCCTCACTATGTTCATCATCAAAAATAGTGACCTGCGTAAATGGGGAAAATCCCACCGCACTCGCAATGTTTAAAACAGTTGTGCCGGATGCAACAGCCTCGGTAATATCCGTCAGAGCTGCGTCAAATGTCATTCGAGTAGCTGAACCGTCAAATGCGTCGAAGAAACTGCCCCCATTACCTGGCGCTCGCCCGTCGATATCTAATTGCGCCTGCAGTCGTTTGACTGTCGATTCAATTTGTATGATATACTCGTAAGCTCCATATATGCCATTCTCGATGTTATTAGCGCGTTTCTGATTAAATCGCGTTCCTTCTTGTATGATCTGTCCGGTTGTAACGTCCTTGATTTGGTCGTACCAAACGGTTTTAACATACGGATTCTCTTTGCGTCCTAATGTCGACATTACATACCCTCCCCAATTTCGATTTTTACTGCAAATACGATAGTTAAACCGTCCTGACCTTTTTCAACAACAGCATTGTACGTTTGTAATTCGCGCCCCATCGAATCTACTAATTTCGCAGATGTGATAGTGCCAGTTTCGTTTTCTAAATACACGAAATGCTTAATCGTATCGTCCGTCTGTATCGTATTCAACAGCGGATACTCTCGCTCCACACCGCCGATTGTAACTATTGCTTTCTCGCCTAATTTCTTAATTGCTTCTAAAATTGCGCTTCTATATAACGCCTGCATTGCCATCAGTACACCTCCTGCGATTCAAACTCGCCACAAATAAGATACGGAACTTCGAACGAATATTCCGTTGATTGTGCGTTTATTAACAGCCCTACGCCGATACCGTCTGCACCGTCTGTTGTAAATTCACCGCAAATAAGATATGGCACTTCAAACGAATATTCCGAGCCTCTTATCGTAATTATGTCATTAATCGTTCCAGTAATATCGAATTGCAAATGCGCAGGCTTATAAGTTACAATGTCGGCATTCAATTCCGTTAAAGCAATTCCGTTCTGTAACGGCATATCAACGATAACTACGCCTGGCTCTGGTAATTCTGTCAATGTTGCGTCTTTGTTCGGTACGTGAGCGTTTATAATTGCCAACATATTTGCAACGGTTGCCGGGGCTGCGCCTCGCAGTTTCGCTAATATCCTAGCACGTCGTGATTCGATTGAACTGCCAGCCTTTGGGGTAATCGCCAATATGCGCTCCCACTCTCGTAGACCCCACGTTGCTGTACTAACATTAAATTGCTGTAGCAAATCGTCAATACTAGCGTTCAGGCGAGCAAACTCTGCATCTTCAGCATTGAATAATTCACTAGATTCGAGAAGTTCATCGTAATATGGCGGTACATAATCGATTAATTTACGATCATAGGGCATTTACGATCACCGTCCCTAAAACTGCAACTTGTTCGTCAGATATTTCGATATTCACAGTATCTCCGTTTATCGTTAAATTCTCATAGTCAACGATATTGGGAATATCTAAAAGAATCGCGGCAATTCGGTTATACCTGACAGTAGGGTCCTTAAACGCTAAAGGTTCGAGATATTCATTTAATGCCGATTCAATGTCCGCTTGTACTACGGTAATATCCGCACCAGGTGATAGTGCTAAATCAACGTTGATGCCAATTAATACTTCTGCTGCGCCAGCTACAGTGACATTAGCACCTACCGGACGTTCTTCTTCGATATGCGTTATAGTTGCGTCAATTATCGCTTGTGAAGGAGTGCGTTTATCATCGCCAAGCAAAACGACTTTAACCGTATTTGGTCCGTTCCATGTCGGATAAACACGTACAGCACCGACACCCGCAATTTCCCGAGCCCATTGCTCGTAGTGGTGAACATTGCCTGATGTCGCTGGCTTTCGCACCTTATCATAAACACGCTGCAACAATGATTCGTCAGATTCTTCGTCAATTCCGTTATCAAAAGTTTGCTCGTTGGTAACAGTAAGTACGCCAGCCAAATCGCCAATAACTGTATTGATTTCACCTATTCCTGCGTTACCACTTACACCTGCAAGCTCTGCTTCTACTCCGACTTTAATTGTATTTGACGTTAAGGTTACGTCGTTCAGTGTGAGATAGTAGGCTCCGTCATCTGTTCGCACTTGCGTATCTTTAGGAATGTACTGACCTACTTGCCCAGTAAACGTAACCTCGCCTTTCGCTTTTACGGCTGGCTTACGGTCAACTCCGAAATCACTCGCAGCGATCGTTAATAAATCCGAAGGCATATCTTCGTTCAAAAATGCGTAGCCTAACGTTCTATCCAACGCAATATAGGCTTGCGCAAACTCCTGCGCTGCAGGGTCGGATAAATCGTAAGCAATAGACCCTTGTCGCTTATCAACTTCCGGCACAATTGCGTCTAGCATGCGGGCTAATATCGCTGCTTCCGTTTCATTACTAAATCGTGGTGTAATCGCCATTAAATCGTCACCTCCTCCGTTATATAAAGTCCTGTTACCGTAATTACTGTCACTTCGATAAGCACTCCGTCAGAATTATACTGCGTCACTGTTACGTCAGATACTTCCTGGATACGGTCGTCACCTTCGATAGCTTCACGTACTACTCGCGGTATCTCAACGTTCGTTAGGTCCTTTGTTAAATTCTGTCCGATTAAATCTCGCAACTCCTCGCCATACGTATCATCGTAAATTAAGTAACGATTGCGAGACGTCATCAGCGCTTTACGGATATATTGTCGGATAGCTTCTTCATTGTCGATAAATGTGCGTAATCGTCCGTTTTCTAAGTCCATACGCCACGTCCTGGACGATTCTATAACAGGCAATGCATCAGTGTCTAAATCGAGCGCATCTTCTTCCTCCGCTAAAATCTCGTATTCAATTGGTGTAAGCGACATATTATTCCACCGCCTTATCAATTACGTATATCATTTGACCGTCATTAGCTACTGCGACTATAACTGGATCGCCGACTTTTAAATCGCATTTAAACGTTAATTCTCCGTCAACAATTTCAAGAGAGCGTAAATCTCCTCCATCTTGTACTTGGCCGCTAACTGTTCCGCCAGTAAAGCTAATTGTACGTTTATGTTCAAGCAAGTGTTCTGCTACGATAATGCCTTCGCTAGGCGTATCGATTGAGTCACCGTCGACTTGGACGGACATACTCGGAGGCAACGTTTTGATGATTGCTCGTTTAATGTCTACGCCAGATGAACCGTCACTTCCTCCGCCGAAAAGTTGATATAATCGTGAAGCTCCACTGCCTTCCATCATTTCTTAGTCGCCTCCTTTTCAATCGCCTTCTTAGACGTTTTCTTTTTTGCCTTAGGTGCTTCCGGTTTCAAGTCGTCGTTACTAATATCAATATCAGGTAAATCGTAAGTACGGCTTAACTCTAACGACATCAAGTGGTTCTCAGCGTATGTGTGCGTAATAGACGTCACATAAAACGCGCCATAAATGCCCGTCATCACGTTCTTGATGTAAACTGGCGTCCCTACGTCAACTTCCGGAATCCCCAATACTTCAACGTTGTATTGCTCGTCAATAACGCCCTTCTGCTTCATCAGCATATCAGCTCGCTGTTTAATTTGAGACTCCGTTGCTTTTTCGTCCATTACTTCTAAAGCTTGCATAACACCGAAACGTTGACGTAGTTTTTCATTTTTAGCGATAACTGTACGCTCTTTACCTTTTGCTCCGCCGATAACTTTAACTTGCGTTATTGTATCCTCGATTGATGACGAGAAAGATGCGCTTATTAAGTTCGTGCTGTCTTTAAATACGTATTTCTTTTCAGCTTTTGCGCCTTCTGTTAGAGTCATATTTCCGCCATCATTTCCGATAAAGTAGCGCTTGCCTGTTTGTCCTTGCGTAAGCCTAAGCGCAGTTACAACCATATCGAATAGTGTTTTATTGGACATACGTAAGTAAGGAATAACGTAACCTGTGTCTGCGATTTTGCCCGTTTTGATGCCGAAGTCTTTCGCTAACATTGTAATAATCTCTGACGCCTTCTTATTCTTGAATATCCGAGAGTCCGTAGACTTCGATAAATATACGTTGCTATCATACGCCGTTAAAGTTACGTTACCTTCGCTGTTAACTTCGTGAGAAAACACAACGCCTACAAACAGCAGCTTATTATCGATACGTAACGAAATACGGCTACCTTCGCTGATTCGAAATTGAGGTGTACGGCCATCTTTCGTCACAATTGCGGTTACGCTTAATTGCCGATTGAATTTCGACGTATCACCGGATAGTTCTGCAGAAACGACCATCTCGGATATATCGTAAGAACCGTTAAGTAATATCCGTAAATTCATGTCGGAATCACCAACTTCTGCCCAGGCTTGATTACGTCCGGATTCTTGCCGATAGTTGCCTTGTTAGCTTCGTATATCTTGCTCCATTTCGCACCATCGCCATATTTCGCTTTTGCGATTTTCCATAACGTATCACCTTTTGCGACTGTTACTGTTGTAGGCTTTTTCTCTGCAGCAGTTTGCGCTTGCTTTACGGGAGTAGCCGTTGTTTTACCTTTGCTGTCCGTAATCAATTCTTTCGCAGTAAATGGACGATGCTCAACGAGTGTTATCGAATAGTAAATATCACCAGGTGCGCCAGCTTTCTCCGGTTCTAAATCGAAAGATTCAACGAATACCGGAACGCTAATCGGTGTGCCTGTGATGATTAAGCGAAGGTTAAGCCGCGTGTCGCGCCACTTTTCGATTTGCTCAACCCACATCCACGGCTCCATAAAATTCTCATACTCGCAGTATGAAGCGTTATAGTCGCGAGGAAAGAACGAGCTAAACGAATACTTCTTCAATCCTCGCTCACCTGGAACGATAATATCGCCAAGACTAGCGATTTTAACCGTTGTGAAATCGAAAGGAGATTCACGGCTAATCGTTTCGGGATTGACCGGAAATTGCTTATAAACGTTGTTACGATCTTTAAGCCATAGACCGATAGTACTCTTAGCCAATTTGCGTCCTCTCCTTTTCGATTAATTTCGCTAGTTCGTAAGCGATTCGCTGCACATCCGCATCTTCACGCACAGTAAAGTTATTGCCAGTAATAACGACTCCACCACCGTTACCAGAACGTCCTTCATCATAAGCCTTCGCTTCTTGTGCCGTAAGAACTTTTTCGTTTTTGTGTAACCGCGCCGAATAACCGTCATATGGCACGGAATCTAGTCCGCTATAGTGCGATTTCTTGCCGCCTTTTTTACCGTCGCCAGCACCGATTAAATTTCCGACAAAGTTTACTCCGGCACTTATTCCGTTACTAATCCAACTCGGCAGCTTAGCGCTAGAGATAAATCGGATAAAATCCTTTACGTGATCTTTTGCAGTCGAAATCCATCCGCTAAGAGTTTCGAACCATCCTTGAACGATAGCTAACGCTCCAGAGAAGTTATCTAACGCATTTTTAACGCCAGTTAAAATGAAGTCAACTAACGGAGCTAACACGTTGTCCCACGCCCACTTTATAATTGCGGATAGCGCTTCCCAGGCGATTCCTAATAATTCAAGGATAGGCTTTGCGATTGACCACAGCGTTGAAAATAGTTGAACTAGGAACGAGATTGCTGGAGCAATGATGTTGTCAAAAACCTTCATCGCAATATCTCCGATAACCTGTAAAATGTTCCAAAAGCCGCTCAAATACGGCTCAATAATCGACCACACATTTGAGATGATGTCGGCGATAGTGGAAAACGC